GCCATCTGTGGATTTCCTCTTTGAGTTAGAACCAATGCTATTAGTTTCAGTATTTGCTTAGTCAGTACTTACTAAACGTGCGGGAAAACCGAACGTCGGAAAACCTGACTTCGGCTGTGGATAACTTGGCTACTTGTCCACACCTTTATCCACAGGCTGTGATTGGTCGAATACGACGGTGTGCATCGTCCACTGACCGCTTGGGTTCTGCTTCCTGATGCGCTTCACATAGCCCGCGCGCTCGAGCTCCTGCAGGCCGGTGCGGACCGCATGAATACCCTCGGGCGACACGCTCGCCAGGTGCGCCGTTGAGGTGCGCCAATGGTCAGGCTTCGATAGCAGATAGATCAGGATGCCTCGGGCTTTCCATGACAGTTTCTCGTCCTCGATCAGGGCGTTGTGGACGACGCTGTAGTTCAGGTGTGGGCGTGCGCTGCGAACGATCATTTGCCACTGTCCCAGATCATGCGGAGCATCCAGCCAAGGGCCAGGCCTGCGCCGAGGGTAAGCAGGATTTGGATGCGGTCGGCCCAGTAGTCCGAGATGACGACTTCGGCTATCACAGTTCGCCCTCCTCCATGCGTCGGATCGCTTCCAGGTTGCGGGCGATGCGGGCCTTGAGGTTGCTGTTGTCGACCTCGAGCTGGTTGATGCGGACGATGAGGCCCTGGTTCATGGCGACGACTTCGTCGTATTGGGTTACGCGGAATGCCAGTTGGTCGCGGAGCCGCTGGTTCTCGACCTCAAGGTCGTGCACCTTGTGCTTGAGCACTTCGATTTGTTGCGTCGCGATCTCCATGACGCGGGTCGTTTCGGCGAGTTGCCGGAGCAGGTGTTCCATGTAGTCAATCCCTTTCACTGAGTCGGTCCTTGATGATGTTGATGTCTCGAGGTCTCCAGATGTGGACCTCTTGGCCGGCTTCGCGTAGTGCGGCGATCCAGGCGTCTTGTTGTGGGCTGGTTCGGCCGATCGCCGACTTCAGTTCCACGAAAATGGTGTGGTGCCCCTTGACGAGCACGAGGTCTGGAAAGCCTGCGTTGCCTTGGATCGGGGTAGCCCACCGGCCTGAGGGCATTTGGGCCGGTCGAGTGTGGTGCACTAGCCAGCCGTACAGGCGGGCGAGTTCGACCACGGCGTTCTGCAGGGCTTTCTCGTTGATCTTGAAAATCTTGCCGATGTCATCGCTTGGCATTGAGTTCCTCCAGGTCGACGAGCAGTTTCCAGCCGAGTACGAAGGCGTCCCAATCGTGGCGATAGTGGCCGTAGTCAACAATGAAGCCGAGAGTGGTGTAGCCGACAAGGCGCACGTTTTTGCTGTTTGGCGATGCCCAGGCCAGGACATAGATGCGATCAGGCTTGTATTTAAACTGCGCCGATGATTTGACAGTCATGTCAAGGCCAAGCGTGTGCAGCCGACGGGTCCGAACCTCGCAGTTCCCTACGTCGAACCCTCCGGCGTCGTAGTCCGAGCCTTTGGAGGCGACCCAGGGCAGGCCGGACCATTTGGCGAACGCGATCTCGCCCATGACGCCAATCATGTCGTTGTCGATGGACTGGTTGGCGGGGCCGTTGCTAGTTGCGCCTCGAGCACGGATCGCCGCCTGGCGGGCTTGAGCCTCGGTGCGCGCCAACGTCATCTCGCCCGGTGTCAGGCCGACGACCTTGGTGCGGGGCATCGGAAGGATGGTGCCCATCAGAATGGCTCCTCTTGGCCGGCCGCCTCGTCCAGTTGCTGTTGGGCTTTCTTGAGCGTGTCGATCAGACCGGAGGCTTCGCGCTTGTTCCGCGGGGTTGGGCCCGTGTACTTGAGAGCCTGGAGCATTCGGAGTTGGGCCTGTGACGGGCCGTCGCCGGATTGTGGGGCATTGGAGCCGACCGGGACTCTGCGTGGCTCCTGCGGGCTTGTAGGGGCCTGTGTGTCGTCACGGCGGGCCTGCACCTCGTTCGCCGATGCGATGGAGGATTGGATGCCGATGCCCATGTAGCCGAGAGCGCGGCCAAGGGCCGACGTGAAGCCGACCATGAGTTCGCTGTTGCGGGTGTATGGGGTGACGCCGGGCAGTGGTTCCCAGGCCGACGCGATTGATGGGATCGGGTCGTCGGCGGTGCGCCAGGCGGTGACGGTGCAGACGAGATAAAGCTTGTCGCCGACCTCGAGCAGTTCGCGGCCGGTTTCCTGCACGCGCAGGTCGGGCCACTTGTCCAAGGCCAGTTTGAGTCGCGTGGCTACGTCGACGTAGTTGGATAGGTCCATTCGGTTTTCTCCTGTCGGTGAGAAGTTATTGACTGTTTACCACACGGGTGCGCGCTAGTTTCCACCTTTCCGCCTCGGTTGTTCCGCCATAGATGCCGGGCAGTTGGATGTACCGGCCACGGACGAAAGACATGGCGTACTCGAGACAGTCCGACTGGACGGGGCACGACTGACAGATCGTTTTGGCTTGTTTGATCTGTCGGTTGAGGTGTGGGCCTGGTGTGGGAAAGAACGTCTCTAGTGGGAAGTCGAGGCAGGCGGCTCGGTCCTTCCAGTTCAGGCTCCGCTGTACGTCGTCCATGGCAAGAAGCCGTCGCCGTTGCGGTCCAGGCTGTACAGCCAAATCGCCAGGGCCGAGCGCAGGTTGGTGATCGGATCGAACAGGCTGTCGCAGTCGACGACGAGCCCGCGGTCCTGCAACCAGCCGGCCTGGCTGTAGCGGGACGGTTTGCACCAATAGCGATTGATCTGCATCAACCCGTGATCGGGGCCGGAGTCGGCTGTGGGCGTGCATCGGGACTCGCGCCACATGATCGTCAAGGCGGTCGCCAAGATGTCGGGGTCGGCGGGCCAGCCTGCCTCCAGCATCGTTGGGAGCCATTCGTAGCAGACGTGGTCGACTGGTACGGCTGGGAGTGTCGTCGTGGTCGTCGGCGGCACTGTGGTCGTCGTGACGATCGTTGACGTGCTCGAGGTGGTGGTGCTGGCTGGCAGGGTGACCACCACGGTGTTGGGGGCGGTCCAGGCTGTTTCCAGTTGCGGGTCGGGGCCGGTGTCCCAGAACACGGCGAGAACGATTGCGGAAATGGCGAGGCCGAGGGCCAAACGGTTGGTGTTCATTGGGTTGCTCCTGTCTGTCGGGTCCAGGCGTGCGCCTGGGTCTACCGAGTCAGTCGGGCAAGGTCAAGTCATTGACCGTCGTCGTCTTTTCGTCGGGCCATTGCTCCTCCGGCGGCGAGGCCGGTCAAGGCTCCGCCGATGGAGAACATCAAGGGCTCGAGGATGCCGAGAAAGGCGGCGTCGTTGGGTGATTGTTCTGCCGGTTGATACACGAAAATCAGGCTGTAGAGCAGGGCGATGACTGAGAAGCCGAGCACGCCGGCCAGTGTGAGGATCAGGACGGCGCGGGTGCGGGCCTCGAGCTCGTCAGGGCTCATTCTGCGGCGTCGTGGGCGGGGGCTGGTTTCTTGGGTCATCGGCTGGGTTTCTGTATCGGTCAGTGCAGGCGGTGAGCAGGGTTGCGGTGGCTGTCGCTACGACGAGCGCCAGTTGCCACTGAACGGATGATTTCACGAGTCCTCATTTCTTGAGGGCCGTCGCAATCTCGTCAAGGATCGCCTTGAACACTGCGTCGACCTTGTCGGGGTTGTCGGCCATGTCGGGCGAGATTTCGTAGTGGACCCAGTTGCCTCCGGGTCCGATCGTGTTTTTGTCGTAGACGCGCCAGGCGTCGCGGTCGCATCGGTAGCCCGCGCCGTAGCCCTTGGTCTGGATGTAGTTGCCGACGTAGTCGTGGATTTCCTCAATGCCGAGGCGGTCACGAAAGTCGTACAGGAAGGCGGTGGCTTGTTTGCATTGGGTGGGTGTGCCACCAAGGTCGCAGGCCCGGCCGGTCGCGTGGACCGAGAGGCCTTTGCCTCCGCGGACTTGTCGGCTGGCGTAGATGCCGAGGTTTTTCATGCCAAACAGGAAGCCCATGGTGTCTTGGAAGCGTTTGGTGCCGGGGCGTGCGCCCTTGACACCGAACGCGTCGCTGTTGCCGGTGTAGGGGCGGCTCATGCGGGCGGTGTCGGCCACACGACGTTGAACGGGTCGGTGGTGTTGGCAGGAAGGTCGCGCAGGGCCTGGCGGTACGTTTTCCAAGCGGCGGTCGAGGTGGGTGAGTCGCCAAGCACAGTCCAATCGGACGCGGAAAGGAAGCCGTTTCGTTCACGCCGCAATTCTGACCATGCGATCGCAAGGCCGTCGGCTTCGCGCTCAGCAATTTCGTCGGCGGTCATGTCTCGTTCGACTGTTTCGCCGGTTTCGCAATTCACTTCAATAATTTTCATTAGTTGACTCCGTAAAGCACGTAGTTGCCGGTGTTGAAGTTTGAGGTGCTGGCGAGAATGTCCAGGCGCGTAATTGCGGCGGCTGCGTTTTGCATTTGCCCGACACCCATCACGCAGTCATTGTTGTCGGAGCCGTAGTACCAGCTGAAACGGCGGGGCCAGTCGTTTATTTGCGTGTATTCCGGAAAAAATACTTGGAAACCGAGGCTATTACCGGCGGCGATGCCGGGCGCGATCTCGACCATTGTGGTAACCGTCGCAGTGTTGGTCACCACTGATGATGTACTTGCCATGTTCCGCAGGTAACGGTAGGTGTTTGCACTTGACACGTTATTGATGCGGAGCTGGGCCACTGGCGATGATGCAGTGAATTTCAGGTTTGTGACGACCAAATACAGGTGTTTGTAGGAGCCAGGAATTGAACTAAGTGTCAGTGTCGTTGCGCCATTGGTGAAGGTTCCGCTGGCAATCGAGGTGTAGCCACCTGATGCCGGGATTGCTTCCCAGCCCATGCTTCCTGCGCCATTGGCGGTCAGGACGTATCCGTCGGTAATGCCGGTCGGGTTGGCAAGGTTGAGGTTGGTGCCGATGTTGTTGACCTGCGCGGCAGTCAATACGTCGCCGTCGACAAAGTCGGTCTTGGTGGGCCAGGCCATAGGTTTCTCCTAGAGGGTGTTAGTGCCGAGAATACCGAATTCGGTGCTTCCCAGGATGAAGGCGGTGGATAGTGGGTATGCGGTGGTGAATGTGCTGATCCAGCGGTCGGGTGTGATGTCGGCGGTGTGGCCCTGGATTGTGAGGCGCAAGGTGATGTCGGTGCCACCGGCCATTGATTTGGTGACGATCACTGGGTCGCCGATTTCCATGGCGAGGCCGGCCGCGACGCGGTTGGTGTCGCTGGACAGGTCCAAAGTGAAACTGTCGATGCGGAGGCGTGGCTGTTTGCGATAGTTGAGGATCGCCGTGGCTCGAGACAGGGCTAAGGCGTTGGTTTCCATCATCAGGCCCGACCGGTTGTATGACCGCAGGAAGTACTCGTCGATCGAGTCCTGGTCGGTTGCTGTTTGGGGTTGGCCTGACAGGCGGGTCAGGGTGACCTCGTTGGCTAGTTCGGTTTCGTCGTAGTTGATGTCGATGTTTTGGTATTGGATGTTCGTGCCGGTGTCGTCGAATTCGTAAGGTGTTCCAGCCGCCTTTTGGGCCAGGGTGGCTCGGCTGTAGTAGATCGCTTTGCCGTCATGATCGACAAAGAACGCGCCAAGGTCGGACTGTTCGACGGTTTGGATTGCGCCGAGGGCGGGTCGGAAGCCGCCGGGGTCGTTCTCGAGCTCGGTGTCGCCGAGGTCGATGGAGCGTTGACCGGACGGCCAGGAAATCGCGTCAAGGATCAGATCGATGCGTTCGCCCGGCAGGTCTTTGTTCGCGGCTCCGGCAACATTGTCAATGTTGGCGAGCTGCATGAGGCGGAAGCCGTCGGTGGCTTGGATCGTGACGATGGCGTAGTCGGCGGAGGCGTCGGCCCAGGTGTAATCCCAGGAAGTGATGAAACCGGCGAATAGGGCGTATTCGGTGCCGTTGTAGGTCGTGTGGATTTTGACCTGCCGCATCGGCTTGATTTCGGGGTAGTACGGGCTGGAGGTGTTGGCGGGGTTCCAGTCGCCGTTGAAGTCCAAGAATTCGA